GGCCGTCAAAGTGCAAGAAATGGCCAAGAATTTACAACTTGTTGACCCTGAAATAAAAAACTCGTAGGGTAACTTACCCGACTAGCCGGATAGCTAGGTATAGGAGACGTAATGTCTGACGAAGACCAGGCTGTAGCGGAAATCAGCCCCGCGCCGGAACCGGAAGCTACGGCAGCACCGGAAACCGCTGTAGAGACGCCGGAAGGACAGCAGCATACAAAGACGTTCTCTCAGGAAGAGTTGGACGCGATTGTAAGCAAGCGCCTCGCGAGAGAACAGCGTAAATGGGAAAGAGAGCAAGTCCAACGGCTTCAGCAGGCGCAAAAGCCTGTCTCGCCTCCTCCCGCGCCGGATGATTTTGAGTCGGCTCAGCATTATGCGGAAGCATTGGCTGAACAGAAGGCCCAAGAACTTTTAGCGCGTCGGGAAGCCGAAGCCCAACAGGCGGCTATTCTTGACGGCTATAAGGACCGCGAAGAAGAGGCTCGGGACCGATACGAGGACTTTGAACAGGTCGCGTATAATCCTAACCTCCCCGTCACGGACATTATGGCGCAGGCGATTCAGTCTTCCGATATTGGCCCCGAAGTCATTTATTGGCTCGGGTCCAACCCAAAGGAAGCGGCCCGCATTTCCCGTTTGTCGCCAGTCTTGCAGGCGAAAGAGATAGGCAAGATTGAGGTCAACCTGACTTCAAATCCGCCGGTTAAGAAAACCTCAACCGCGCCCGCCCCTCTTGCTCCTGTCACGGCTACCCGGTCAAACTCAGGCCCGAGATATGATACGACAGACCCACGGTCGCTAAAGTCGATGTCAACGTCGGATTGGATTGAAGCGGAACGGCTGCGTCAGATTAAGAAATGGGAAGCGCAGAATCGGAGATAAAGGATGTCTAATTCGCTTCTTACTATTGACATGATTACTCGCAAGGCTCTTGAAATCCTTGAGAATAATCTTGTCCTGACTCGCACGGTCAACCGCCAGTATGACGACTCTTTCGCCGTTGAAGGCGCAAAGATCGGATCGACCCTCCGTATCCGTCTGCCCGACCGCGCTCTGGTCACGGACGGCGCGGCGCTCCAGGTGCAGGACGACAACGAGCAGTACACCACGCTCACTGTTTCCAGCCAGAAGCATATCGGCGTCAACTTTACGACCGCCGAACTGACCATGCAGTTGGACGACTTCGCGGAACGTGTGCTGAAGCCGCGTATTTCGCAGCTTGCCTCGTCCATCGACGCGGACGTGGCTAACTCGTTCAAGTATATCGGCAACTCGGTTGGCTCGCCTGGCACGACGCCGGCTACTTCGCTGGTCCTGCTTCAGGCGCAGCAGAAGCTCAACGAAAACGCTGCGGTCATGTCGCCGCGTTATGCGACGGTCAACCCGGCTGCGAACGCCGCGCTGATCGAGGGCATGAAGGGCTTGTTCAACCCGGTTTCGACCATCAGCAAGCAGTTCAAGAGCGGCATCTTCGGCGAAGGCATCCTCGGCTATGAAGAGCTGAATATGTCTCAGTCGATCAAGCAGTTCACGACCGGCTCGCGCACCGGCACCGTGACGGTCAACGCCTCTGTTACGGCGGAAGGCTCAACGACCGTCGTTCTTACGGGTCTTGGCTCTACGACGATCAAGGCCGGCGACGTGTTCACCATCGCTGATGTCTATGCCGTCAACCCGCAGACCCGTGAGTCCACTGGTTCGCTGTTCCAGTTCGTCGCTCTGGCGGACGTTACGGCGTCCACCACGGCTTCGGTCACTGTTGCCGCGATGTATTCGGCCACGCAGGCTCTTGCCACGGTCGATGCTCTGCCGGTTTCCGGTAAGGCTGTCACGTTCCTCGGCGCTGCGTCTACGCAGTATCCGCAGAACCTGATTTACCACAAGGACGCTATCGCGTTCGCCACTGCCGACCTTCTGCTTCCGCAGGGCGTCGATATGGCGTCGCGTCAGGTCCACAACGGCATCTCGCTCCGCGTTGTTCGTCAGTATGACATCAACAACGACCGACTGCCCTGCCGTATTGACGTTCTGTATGGCTACAGCGTCATTCGTCCGCAGATGGCGGTTCGTCTTTGGGGCTAATAGGAGGGGCGCGCGCCCCTTCTTTCATCTCAAATCAAGGAGCAATAAATCATGGCTATTACTACGCAGGGTGCGTCTTACCCGCTTGAATCGTTCGGCCCAAACCCGGCGCTGCCGCAGGGCACCGGCGGGTATCAGCTTGGCGCTGGCAACCTTAATGAACCGAACATGGTGGCTGTTGCGGCTCCGGCTACTGCGACGGCTTCGGCCACGCTGACGGCTAATCAGGTGCTTAACGGCATCCTGCTAGGTTCGCCCGGCGGATCGGCGGCGTCGTATCAGCTTCCGACTGTCGCTACTCTTGAGGCGGCTATTTCCTCGGCGGCGGCCGTTGGCGAAAGCTTTGACTTCTCGGTCATGAACGTAGACGGCACGGGGTCCGGCGTTATCACGCTGACGACGAACACCGGCTGGACGCTGGTGGGGCTGATGACCGTGGTGGCTACGGCCGGCACGGCGCAGATGTTCCGCGCCCGCAAGACGGGTTCCGCCACTTGGGCGCTGTATCGCATCGCCTAACTACAGGAGAGGGTAATGCCTAATACGAAAGCAGTCGGCGTTGCCTTCTCTGATCCCGAACTTGTTGATGGCACAACCATCACGGGCGCGACGATCAGCGGAGGCACAATCTCCAACGCAACTTCGGTAAGCGCGGGCGACATCACAACTACTGGCGGTCTATATCTGAAATCAGCTACTGTCGCGGCGACGGGGTCTACTCAAGCCAATGCAGCGGCCGTTTCGGATGGCTTCACGCTTGTTTCGGCGGCGGATGGCACCAAGGGTGTGCGTTTGCCGGCGGCCATTGCGGGCCGCACGGTCATTCTAAAGAACAACGCCGCCGCCGTTCTGAAGGTTTGGCCGTCGTCTGGCGATGCTATCAACGCTATCGCCGCCGATTCAAACTTTACAATGACTAACCTTACGGCGTGTATGTATGTCGCGTATGATTCGACCACTTGGTATTCTATCCCGCTGGTCGCGTCTTAATTCAATCCTACGGGCGGCCTATGGGCCGCCTGGCCCTTACCATAGGTGTAAAATGGCTGTAATCTATCTGCGTCACCCCAAGCATGGGGTGAAAATTGCAACTATGGACTTAGAGGCCGATTATGATGAACAGAATGGTTGGGAGCGTTTTGACCCTTGTGACCCTCCTGTTCGGGCCAGAGGCCGCCGTCGCGCAGACCTACACGCAGATGCAGTGGGGGATGAACAAGAACGTAACGCCCTATCAAATAGACCTGAATATTAATGGGGTGTGGCGTAATTTTGCTACCGTAACCCCTACGGGGTCTTTTAGCATCCCGTCTGTTGCGTTTTACGACGCGGCGAAAAAAAACGTCTCAATGGGGCTATCGCCTTATGTGCCTAGTGCCGGCGGCGCTAACGATCAATATAATCTGGCTATCGGCCCTGACACTTTAGCATCGTCACCAAACACCAACCAGAATATCGCCATTGGTTGGTATAATATGCACGATCTTACCGGCTCGTCCGGTGGCCAGAATGTGGCTGTCGGCACCTACGTTCTGCCGTATGCTACAACTACACAATTTGCGACGGGCCTTGGAACGGCTGTTCTGCGAAATATCACCACGGGCGGATTTGGCTCAACGGCCATCGGCCACGGCGCTGCCGCTGGCGATGACACCACGACTGACGTTGGCGGAAAAAATACAACGCCAGCAACGGGCCAGCAGAACACCAATATCGGAGCTTGGTCAGGACAAGAGCAGACAAGCGCAAGTGGCAACTCTTGCCTTGGCGCAAATTCATGCGTCGAAAACGCGGAAGTCGGCTTTAACACAGCTTTAGGTTTTTCGGCGCTTGCAGGCTCGCTGCAAGCTATAAACGACTTGCTCTACGCGAACTCAGTGGCCTATTCCGTCGCTGTCGGTTCGCAAGCTGCTTTGAAAACCAGCGGCGGCGGTCAAACGATTTACGCCCACGGCTTTATTCGTATGCTGACCAATCCAACGCCGGGGAGCACGATTACGCTCGGCACAACGACCGTTACATTCGTCTCCAGTGGCGCGGCGGGCAACCAGGTTAACATTGGGGCGAACGTCTTCGCTACCCTCGCCAATCTTGCGACGATGACTAATGCGTCGTCGGACCCGCAAATTTCGCAGGCGCGGTATTGGGTAAAAAACGCCTACGATTTTGCAGTCCAGTATAAGGTTGCGGGCGTCTCGGGCAATACGTTTGCGCTCGCAACAACCGTCACTGGCGCGACTGTATATGGCTCCGGCGGCTATCTTGATAGAGCGGTTCCGGTAGCATACCCGATTGTTGCTGTCGGCTATCAGTCAATGCGAAACAATCTTGATTCGCAGGAAAATACCGCTGTCGGGTATGCTTCCTTGTATGCTTCTGAGGCAAGCATCGGCAATTCCGCATTTGGGTTTTTGTCGCTGTATAATTTGACCACCGGCAACTCCAATACGGCGATTGGCG